TTGAGAAGCTTGTATTTTTGTTCTATCATCTTTCCTATCTTCTTTATACTTCTCTTTATCTTTAATTACATTTAAATCAGCTTGTTTAAGTTGCATGTTTAATTTAAATTCCTCATACATTAATTCTTTCTTTAATTCAGCTTCTCTTTCTAATTTTTTCATTTCCAAATCACCCTCTACTTGTGCTAATTGAGCCTTGCTTTGTGTTATAGCTTGTTGCTTTTGAACATCAGCCTGTGCAGCAGCTTGCGCAGCTTGCGTATTAGATTCTGTTTGCATTTGAATATTTTCTTGTTGTATTTGCCTATCTTCTTCAAATTTTAATCTTCTTCTTAATTTTAAAAGTTGATTTGCTAATTTAAGATTTTTGATTTCTCTAATATCAATTGCATCTTCTAAATTAATTTGTTCTTTTTGTAAAGACATTTGAATATTATTTTCAAGAAGTTGTTTTTCTTCTTCATCTGGAGCTAACTCTAAAAATATACCAAAGTCATGTAATTGTAATTTACTCATTTCATCCAATGTACCTACATTAAACTTACCTATACTTTGTATAAAAGATTCTCTTGTTGGTCCAAATTCTAAAACATCAGATATTCGTAATGAAATTGCTTCAGCAGTTTTTAATGTTAAATATAAACCTGCTTGTAATATGTGTCTTGTAGCTGTATTGGAATTTGCAGCAGCAAGCTTTTGTAGGCCCACTAAAGCGTTTTTATCAGGCATCGCTCCATCTCTTGCTTCATTTAATCCGGTTACATCTCTCATCATTTGAAGGTAATAGTTATAAGATGTTATTAAGCTTTGTATTTTTTGTCCACTACTTCCTGTTTGTAATTCTTGAATAGGAACTCTACCATTATTAAATTCACCGTCCTGTGTCATTGATCTACCAATAACCGAACCTGTTTGGAAGTACATATTTAACGCTTCTTGTGGATTATAATTTGTGCCATTACCTAAATCAACTTCAGCTATTCCATCAGCATCTAAGAACACACCGTCTGGCACCATTCTTGATAATACTTGTTGTAATTTTAAATGCGTTAACTGAATCATATCAGCAAAAGATGTCATTCTACTGACAAGAGATTCAACTTTACCTTTATACATTCTAGGGGCAACTATATTATAACTAAATTGCGCTTTAACTGTATTAGACTTTGGTCTAGTCATATTTTCAGCTAGTTTCCAAGATAATATTTTATCTGTACCCACTATTTTAGCTCCTTCATATATAACCTCTATAGTTCTCGATGTTTTTTTAAATCTAGCTTTTTGGTCTTTAGGGGGGTTAAATTTATCATCTTTTTTAATTGCTTTATCAGCACCTGTAGACGTTTCTTTTATTTTATGTACTTGATCTTTATATGTTTTATATTCATAATAAAGAACCTGAGCATAAGCATTATCTTCTATATCAGCTGTTGCATAAGATTTATTATAACGCTTTACATTAGTACCCTGACCATCCATATATTTTTTTATATCCTCATCTGTTAAATTTGGATATTGTTTTTTAAGATCTACAAGTGATACTTTTCTTATTTCACCAATATAATATATATCATCAAAATATGGTGATTCAGTATATGAATGAACTAAATCAGCAGGATCTACATATTTTATATTTATACCTTCAGATGTGGTATATTCATTTTTAATAGCGCCCATCCCAACAACTGCTATATCATAATCAATTCTTTTCTTTAATAAATCATATTTATTATGATCAAAAACATTATTTATAGCCTCTTCTTCAGCTATTTCTACCGAATCTTTGTAGTCTAATTGCATATGCAATTCTAATTCTTCTTCATCCTCTGGTAAATCAATTGGATCATTTTCATATAAATCAATACCAAATTGTTCAATTATACTGTCTTTAAATTCAGCTAATCTCATATCTTTTAATATAGATTCTACATATTTTGTTCTTTTTGTAATTGAAGCAGGATCTTGTGAATAAGCTTTTATATCATATGTTCTTTCTGCAATACCATTAACTACTATATCTATGAATTTAGGAATTATAGGAACAGGTTTCCAATCTATATTTAAATATGATAAATCACCATTTATAGATAATTCATCTTTATATTTTTGAATTGACTGTTCACCCCTAGCATATAATCTTAAACGGTGAAAATTATCTCTATTAGCATAGTACTTATTTGCACCAGAATCTCTTTTAAACCATTCAGATTCAATTGCCTTTGCGATCTCTAAACCATATGATTCGCTTGCTTTTTCAGCATTTGAAACTGCTTGGCTTGGGAATATCCCTAGTGGTGTTTTATCCATTTATTTTATTATTTTTGAAAAACTTCCTTGATTATTATATTTTTTAAATCCAAAGTCTAACACTTTAGTTGTTCTTAAGTTTTTTGGATGATACAAATGTCTGTTACATGCTATTATCGCAAGACCTGAACTTATAGTTGCATCAAATTTTGTTCTATTTGTTATATTAAATTTAGACCAATCATTCAAAGTCTTATTAAAGTATATATTTCCATAATCTCCATTCTCTTGTAATCCTACATATTTATCTATATAAGATTCTATTGCCGCAGCATGTGCTTGTTTAATATCTTCAGATGAATTAGGTATTCCACCCACTTCTCTTTCTGCTACAGATAATTTATTAGCTGTTTTATCTGGTCTATTCATTGAATAACCCCTATAACCTCTTCTTTTAATATAATATAAAAGTCTAGGTTTATTATTCTCAGCTAATAGTGGCATTCCATAAAACACTAATGCCATAAGCACATCTTCAAAAAATATATCTGCGGTTTGTGGTCTAGCTATATATTCTAAAAAGAATGTATTTGAAGGAGCATCTTCCATACTAAATTTTGTTAATCCATGTAAAGCCCCTTTAGACCCTTGACCATCTGTTGTTCCTGATATATCATATGAGTCACAACCAAAAGCACCTATGTGCTCATTTCCTGGGTGTTTCCTACCATTTTTAAGTATTACACGATTTTGTAAATTTAAATTTGGAACCCAAGATATATTAAATCTTCCTTTTAAATCCGGTGTAAAAATTACTCTTGAATCTTTTACTCCATTTTCCCATTGGAAGTTACCCTTTGAAATAAATCCAGAGGATTTTGCATTATCATTATAATCTATTTGTTCGTATATTTTTTGTAAATTAAATATACTATTTTTTGTTTCGTCCCTAAAAGCGTGTTCTTCTGTTCTAGGGAACTGTCTATAAAACTCATTAAGTGCATCTGGATCATCTTTAAGACCATCTGCTTCATTTTCCCAATGTTCTATGACTCCAATATCGATTTTATCTCCATAAGGTCCTGTAGCTGCTTCCCTCGGTGTTTCGAAAACAGGTAATCCATAAGAATCAATGAATCCTTCGTAGTTCCATTCCATAGGTATGAACAAACTATATAATCCCGAGCTAGTCTGTCCATTTCGGTTTCTTTTTGTAACGTCTGAGGCATAATATAATTTTTTAAAGTTATCTCCACCTTTATCTAAGGCATTTGAAGTAGATCCCATCATACATTTACCTATTATTCTACTTCCTAGTCTCAGCGTTGTTTTAGTAACACGCCAGTTATTTAATATATTATCAGGTCTTTCCCATTTACCAGATTCATCGTGAACAAGTAATTTTAACTTTTCACCATCATATGAGTTGTCACCTGTATTTTTCCAATCAATAGTTGTATCTAATCCTTCAAGTATTTCCCTTTTGCTATTTTGGGTAATTGATTTTCTTGTAAGTTTAGATGCTGGTACTCTATAAGCCAGTTCGGTTTTTGGTCGGTCCATTCCATCTTGAATTGGTTTAAAGAAAAATGGGTAATGGGTTGATATAGGTACAACTTTGTCGGTAAACATTTTTTTTGCATCTGCACCAGTCTTTGATAATATTCCAAATCTACTGTCTGATGAGATGGTAGCTTGGTTAACTGTTTCAGACGATGACATAAAGCTAAATCCAGACCGTCTATTTTTGAGGTAACAAATTCCGTAGCATCTCGTATCTGCCTTACATGCTTCCCAGTAAATAAAGAATAATCTATTTGCTTCCCTAAATTCTGGTCTCCCAACATCAATCTTGGACCACTGCAGGTACATATAATGAGTGCCAGTAATATAAGTATCGTTGCCTTTATTGTTAAACCAAAACCCTTCATCACGGCTGGTAAATTCTTTATCAATGTATGCATACCACTTTTCTTTAAAATCTCTTGGATAAGTTTCCCAATCAAATATTGTTCGAATTCTTTTAAATTCTATTGGAAGATCTGACGCAGTCCACTTATCGTGTTTGCTATACACATCTTCTGCAAGTGGTAAAGCAATTTTAAGATTTTGTATTTCATATATTTCTCCTATTTTACCTGTCTTACTTATTACAATTACATCATGTTCTTTATTATAACCATATTTCCATGACTTAGATTTATTAAGTCTATGTATTGTAGTCCTTTTTATAGGTTCAATAACCTTATATAAAGTTTGCTCGTAAGCCATTATTTAGATCTTTTTTCAGCGAATCCACCAAAAGATTCTTTTTTATCTTCTATAGGTTTATTATCTAAAAGATTTTTTTCATTTTCAATTCTAGTAAGAATTTCAAAAGCATCAAATATTGCTAACTTTTTTGTAGCAGCTGCATTTTTTAATCTATCAGCAGAAACATCATCCTCTGTTTGTACTATAGATTCTTCTGCAACTTTTACAAGTTCGTCTACAGCTTTATAACCAGCTTGGATTATATTCTTTTTCTTTTCCTTTATATTCATATTTAATTGAAATTTCTTTTGTCATTACCCTGTATAATCTTTCATCATTTATTGTGAATTCATATTCACTCCACGGGGTAAAACCTATTTTGTCTCCTACTTTTATAAAGTTACTATCGTCTTTATACTTTATAATACCTTGTAAAGATTTTTCTTTATCAAATGAATATTTATCATCATTTTCTAAAGGTTTAACAAAACAATATCCATTTGTAGCTTTCCATTTATTATTTTTCTTGTGTAAAAATATTTGATCTGGATAACAAAAATATTTATCGTCTTTAAAATAATCTTTACTATTTCTCTCAATACCTTTTACATCATTCCATCTTCTAAATATATTATGATGAACTATTACTTCATCACCGGTTTCTATATCAGATTTAAATAATGTTGGTGTTTTAAGTATAATAGCGTTACGACTTACAAAAAGATGATTACTAAATTCAGTATTAAGAATAAGCTCATCGTCACCTATTTTCTTTATATTATCGTATCTATTATTTTTTGGCTTTATTAAATAAGAATGTAATGGTCTCATTAATATTCCAGATTATACTCTACAGATACTGCCATATTTTTATTAAAATCTTTCCACGGCAGTACATCATTTTCTTTTTTAATATATATAGAAAATTTATCATCACCCTCTAATATATCACATATTATATGCCCACCATAAACTTCTTGACCAACTGCATAGTGCATTGCATCGTTTTTATAATCTTTGCCTATACTAATCTTTCTTATTAGTTTGCTCATCTTCTTCGAGTTTTTGTATCTCTCCAGTATTAACATCAACAGTTATTTTACCGTATTGTTCCTGAAGTTCTAATTTTAACTCATTTAATTTTATTTCTTGTTGAGAATAAGCATGAGCTAACTTATGATTATTAATTGTATTTTTTGCAATTTCATTTTGAATCTCTGAAATAAAACTACTTATTTTTTGCAATTGTTCTAATTGCTCTTTTTTAACTTTCTTTTTCATATTTATTTAATTTAATTTAACTTAATTTTTAATTTGCTTTGAATGCTACGTATATAAAAGTTTCGTTATTGCCATTCAAATCTGTATCATTACCAATAGTCCATCCATCAGTATCAAAGGAATTTACTCCTGCACTTCCGCCAGTAGCTTCATCATATTCAGCACCGCTGTCATTAGCTTTTAATCTTTTCTTAATACCTCTTGCATGATCATACATGTGCCACCCTGCAGTTG